CGCCAGTTCCGGCCCCAGAGTTGTGGCTGCTGCCTGCGGTGTATCCGCCATCGTTTCCACTTTTTAATTCTTCCCAGTGTGCGCCATCGAAAATAATAGCTTCATTGACGCCGTCTACAAAACAAATCTTATTGCCTGTGCCAAAGTTAAACTGAACGTGGCGAAGACGCTGAACTGTAAGGCTGTTGGCGGTCATTGCCCGTGAGGCAGAGTGGTCAAGCGTGTACTTTCGCCAGCCAATATCAGCGGTGTGGAAATAGAAAGAGTAGGTAGCCGCACCCGCATCTTTTCGTGCTGCTATGACTGTATGCCCACCTGTTACATCATTCTTAAATATTGCTATGCCAAGGACTTTACCATCGCCTGTCACTGAACCATCAACAGTCACTGTGCCATAATCAGAATCGTATTCGCTGAAGCCTGGAATGCGGCGATAACCACCAAACAAGCTAGGTTCGTAGTTTAGTAAACGTGTTGCTGCACCTGGGCCATTGTCCGACAAATCTAAATGATTTTCGTTGGAATTTAGGCCACCAGCACACAGAAGCTTAAAGCTTTGAATTTGATCAGGCATTAAAAGCTGATCCTCGTATCTCGAATGCTGGAGTAGTTGTTTATGTACAAAGACTGTAGGTTTTTAACGCCTTGCTCATAAGCAGCAAAAGCCGCTTGGGCGGCTTCCATGTTAGATTTAAACACATACATATGATAGAGCGCACCATCAATTAATACGGTGTCGTAAGACTCAGGAATGCGGGTGACATCATCAAAATTGGTAATGTCAGAGAAATTAAGGAAGTAGCGAAACTTTAGGGTATACGCTTTGTTTGGAGAGGGGCTTACACCGTAACCATTACCATGAGAGGGGAAGATAAACCGGGGCAGGGAAGTACCCGCTGACCCCGCCGTAGCGTCTATGTCACGATACTTTGAGTAATACTCATCTCTCTCAATAAACTTGAGGGTGGTAAAGCCAGCGCCTAAAGTAGCGTCTGCTTGAATCTGAAAGGAGTTCCAGTCTGCTATTTTATAAAACGTGGGCCAGATGTATTCTTCTTGACCGACAATTAGTGTGTCAGTTTCTTCAGCGGCATTGAAAGGCCACTCAAATTCCATTTGGTTAATCTTTGCGACTGCAGCTTTTATTGCGTCTTTAATCACAGACTGAACACCCGTAGCGGATGCAAAATCACTATCCACGATCTCAACTTCATTGAGCCGTCTGGCAACTTGATTACATAAACTTATATATGTGCTTGGCATGACTAACCTTTAAATAAAGTAATGGGGCCAGCGGTGAAGCCAGCCCCAAGATAGTTTATGCTAGGAAGTCACGAGACACTTCATTCGCATCATATGAACCTGGGTTGTCGATATTCATCAACACAGCCCACACACGGAGCTTACCGCCTGTTGGTGCTGTTCCAGCAGCCTGGAGTTCTAGGTCCAAAGTAGTAACGGTAGAACCGATTACGTTTGGATAAACACCAGGGATCATTGTTGCGTAAGAGCCGACCGCCATAGCGTCCGTATCCATAGCCGCCACAAACTCATCAACGTCAGCCGCAATACCGCCAGTAGAGGCAGCAGTGATACCGAGGTTAAAAGTTGTGTCGTTTGACTCGCCGGTCAGTAGGGCTTCAACTTCAAAGCCTGCTGCCATAATTAGCGTGTCTTTTGGAAGTGTGAAAATCTTTAAGATATCGTTTGCAGCAAGTGCTGCAGCGTTAGTAAGATTTTCAACAGCAACGTCAATTGTGTTGCTGATTAAGTAGCAGCCTGGAGCCGAAGGGCGGTGAACTGCTTGTAGTGAACTTGAGTAAGTAGCCATTTAGTTGTCCTCCCTTATGCTGCGTTAAATTTGGCTGTTACGATTGCTTCTGGCCGAAGGATCTTGCGACCATAATTGTGCATGCCCCTACAGATGTCTGCAAAGCTGTCTGGATCACGATAGACTTCCGTCTTGTTGATCTGTTCAGCAGTTGCAAAAGCAGAGTTATGACCAGCGACACATACAGAAAAATCAGTGTCCTGGTTAGCCGTACCGCTTTTTCCACTACCGCCGCCGACGCTTGGAAGATTCGATGAGGTATATACTTTGAAGCCATGAAAAGACTTCAAAACTAAACCATTACGAAGACCACCAGATTCACCGAAGTCACTGTTAAATAACCGAGAATCTTCGTCACGCAGGATTTCCATAAATACAGGATCTACTACGAGCCAACGACCTTGTGTGTCCACTTGCTGCTGGTCAAGAAGACGAGCCATCCGTGCGACAACCATTGCTGGTGAAGCAGTTGCAGTTGGTAGTGCAGTTGCACCTGGAAGACGTGCTGCTAACGGGATCGAATGATCGCCAGCAGAACTTGTAGTGATATTCCCAAATGAATCTTTCCGGAGCTTCATGCTTGTTAGCAATTCATCCGTCCCGGCGGTAGAAACTGCAACTGTGCCATTTACGACATCGTTAACAGTGTCAGCCGATTCGTGGATTGTTGACTGCTTATAGCCAGCCAAATAACCCAAGCAGTCTTGGTCATACTGATCCGCTAGGCGATAAGCCGCACGGTCTGTAGCTAACTGCATAAAGTTTACATGCCATGTCTTCAGTAGGTTTCGCTAATTACCTACCCGTTCTCTAATGAACTGCTGCATATTACTATGCAGAGGAGATCATATCATCACCCTAGTATCTTCTAGGGGTTAGCCGCTTCGAGCCGCTTGGCTCTACTCCCTTTCGGGATGATCGTTGGACGTTCCTATTTCTAGGCTTCGCTGCTGATTGCCCTTGCCATTACGCATTAGGGGGTCCCAGCAATTCAACTAATTTTTCGATAGGGATTACTCCCTAAAGCTCCCATTATATTAAGAGTGTGCTTCTTCAATGTCGTCCATCTTACCTTAATCTTCAGTAGATTACGCTAATTATCTACTCGTTCTCTTATGAACTGCTGCATGTTTCCATGCAGAGGAGACTATATCATCACCCTAAATTTAGGGGCTAGGCGCTTCCACCCGCTTGGGTGTACTTTCTTGCGAAATAGTCGTTGAACCTTCCTCTGTGTTTAGAGGCTTGGCTGCTGATTGCCCTCGGCTTTACGTTAGGGTGTCCCAGACAATTCACCTAGTTCTTTAGACGGGATTACTCCCGAATGCGTCCTCAATGAAACGCAAAGTAGTTTGCCTTATCGATAGTCAGTGAAAAATCTTCATCGTCAAGATCTTGTGCCTGGACAGTCTCACCCCTGGCGTAACTTTTTACAGTGATTTCAGGTTCTTTGATGATTTTGACTGTGCTACCCTGTGTTAGCTCACCGAAATAGTCATTATTGCTAATATCACCGACTACGGTTGCTTTACGAAAGGCGTTTTGGGTCTTTTTCGAGTAAATTACACTCGAAAAATTGCCGTTGGGTAAGTTGCCATACCCGTCTGCTGATTGAAATGCCATTTTAAATCTCCTTGTGGAATGGCTGGGCCATTGGCCCGACAAATCCGAAGAGGACAATTTAGTGGCAGTGCATTGTGAGGGTGCGATTGCTAATTAGCTGCAACTAACTAGAAAACGGGCCTCACCAACACTGGTGGACTTAACGTCTATACTTCTGATTAAAATACAAAATTAGAGGTGGACCTTGCGGTGGCTCCATTCTGTGTTTTTGAGAATTTTAGTTCTCAGAAGATACTTCTTTAAAAGACGTATCATTAAAGAACTGGGAAGTGGCGGGTTGTATGTATCTCCGCCACTTCACCTTTATTATAACACTAACTAGGTGTCATTACAATAGCCTATCTTGCAGCACCAGTTATGTCATATTTGAAGGTACGATTAGACATCGATTCCAAAATAGCATCTTCATGCTTGTCATACTCTTTGGTGGTCATGCTTTCTACCTGGCTTTCAGAATACTCTGTACGGCCACCTGTACTAGGAGAAGATGTAGAGGTACGTCCGATTGCCTGTGCTGCAGACTTAGAACGAGGTTTTGCCTTACCCATGTCAGCTTTATACAAGTCGATGGCACGGGACGCTGCCCTAGCATCAGTATTGTTTTTATAAAGTGCATCTTGAATGGAAATTGGTTGAAGGGCTACCCATTCGTGGAAGGCTTGGTCCTGACGGATGTTACCGAAGTCAGGGTGCATCTTTATAAGCTGCTGCTCCGCATCTTTTTTAGTTAGCTTAGTCTCTAACTGACGTAAGCCTTCCATACGCTTCTCGCCCTCTACCAGGGCCTCTCCCGCACGTTTCTGAGCAATAGTATCTACGATAAGTGCCACGTCAGGATACTTTTTAGACCAGCGGTCAATCTCTTCATCCGTCTTAGGGAATTTGATTTGACCTTTAGCTGCCTGATCAAGCTGATCTTTAACCTGCTGCAGTTCCTGATCTTTTTGCTGCATGAGTTGTTGAGAGTGCCTGCGAAGATCTCCGTACCTTTTTTTGTAGGTAGTATCTTCACCTTCGACAGGTGGTTCAGAAACTTTAGCTTCTGCTGCCATTTCTTCTGCGTAAGTCAGTCCGTTATCTTCATCTTCTTTTCTGCGGTATTTTGCCATTTATTGCCTCATGGGGGCCGCTCTTTGGCGGGTGGCCCGTTAGGACATGAAAGAGAACCTGGGTTTCTTCATTGCCCCTGATGGGTAGGATGTGTCAGGATAAATCTCCTCAATTTCATCATCGTCATCCAATTTATCGTCTACCTTCACGGCGGCGATTTCGATCTCAATGTCCTCTTCAGGAGCATCGTCTTCGTCTGCCTCAACAACCTCTTCAGGTTCTTCAGCACCTTCCTCACTTGCGTATTGAATTAGGCCCATGTCATACATTCCCATTAGGCCCATCTCGGCCTCGGCTTGCATGTCCATGATACTTTTAAGGCCGTGCCATTTTACAACATTGGCAGGCAGAACGTATTCGCCTTCACTAATCATAGCTTCAATGTCATCGGCTACATTTTCTGCACTGGAACCCAGTGGGATATCGTTGCCGGAATAACTGTCTGACATCATGCCATCGCCACAAGCCATACCGCCGTGGGACATCTCAATGATCTCATCATCATCCATAGCTTTCTGGATAGCTTCACCAGAAGCTTCTTCATATTTACTCAACTTGCCATCACCGTCTTTGTCGGCTTTTTTGCGGTCTAATTGAAATTTCTGTTTAGCCATATCCAAGCCCTCTGTTGTGGTGATACCTTTATTGGCAGTCGCAAAACCGCCCAGCGCATACTCGTTTTCTGCAAGTTGGGTACTTGAATCGTCTTCCCCAAAAACTCGGACGTATTCTTCGTACTGCATCTGCGCCTTATGATCTTCAAATTCTTGTTGCTGACTTTCAGCTAAAAGCCTTTCTTGTTCCGCAAAATATTCAGGAGAAGGGCGTTCTTTAGGGCGCTCACTTGTAGCCACGGCTAGAGGAGATGGCCCAGTGTCTTCTTTTGGTATGACTTCCCACATGGGAGCGCCGTCAGGAAAAGTCTCTCCTGTTAAGCGTAGACCCGTTCCAGGGCCGTCCTCCATAGTAGTCCCCTCTGCCATCCCCAGATAGATAGGGTCCATAAGGGCAGAATCTTCTGGGACAGTAATTTCGACATCTTCATTTATAAATGTAAAATCTAAAAGTTCTTGCGCTTCTTCAGCAGATGTTGTGTCAGTAAACTTTTTGTGGATTTCAGTATCAAAAGCTTCCAACTCAGACACAGCGTCAGGCCCACTGCGTGTAGGCCAATCAACACCACTATTTTTGGAAAATCTCTTTGCTGTTTCATCATCAACAAGCTCACCATCCCATATTGTAGGGATTAATGTCTCTACTCCATCAATCTCAACAATTATTGTACGGACTGTAGCAAGTTCACCGTTATCCAAACGCTTTGATTTACCATTAGCAATATTTCTATAATGATGCTCTGTAATTGGATCCATCATTTAGCTCCCTTTATTATTTCATCACGGAGCGTCTTAAACCTACGCAACTCAGCAATAGAACCCTGGACCTTTGAGATTTCGTGGTGGTCCTTTAAGGTTTCCATTTGCCGGTGGTGAAGAGAAATCTTTGCTGCAACATACTCATGCAAAATATCCATGTACTTTTTGTCGTTCACCAGTGGGAGCAGGGAACGGTATAACTCTTTATCCATTATTGCGGTGGACCTTGTGGGGCAGGGGGTGCGCCTGGTGGTGCTGGTTCGTTGCCGCCGTTATCGCCGCCGCCTGCACCTGTGAAGCCTTGCTCACCGGGGCCTGGTGGTGCGCCTGGAGCCGCTGGTCCTGTACTAGCGTCTTGTGGACCTTGTGGTGGCGCAGCCTGTGGTGGCTGTGGTGGGAGCAATGCCTGAATCTCAGCCATCATCTTAGCTTGTATGATTGCTTCTCTTTGATCATTCATAATCTTATCTTCATCAAGATCCATTGAGGCAGCTAGTTCTCTTAGAACGTAGTCGTATTTTACAAACGGAGCCATCTGAGGATTTTGGGTCATCTGCATAAACTGCAGTAAGCGTTGGCTACGGATCTCATTCCGCATCAAGCTTTCCGTACCACGAGATTTTACTTCGAGGTCACCGTTAGCAAACTCCTCGTTGAATAAGAATTGCATGTTAAATGCAAACAAGGCTTGTCCTAGTGGAGCCAGGAGATAGTCATCCACGTTTCGTACTACTGTCTTAATACCTTGGGCTGCGGCTCCCATTAACATAGACATACCTGAAGCTGTACGACCTACGCCGGTAACTCCGGTCTGACCATGTGAGAAGGAAGGAATGCCAGTACTCTCATCAGAAAGCTGACGTGCCTTATCAAACATTTGTAATAGTTCATTAGAGACATTCGGAAACTTAGTACCGTGAATGGCAGAACCTGGACCAGGACCACCTTGGCGGCGGAACACTTTACCAGGGTAAACAGACAGGTCTTGCCCAGGCACTAAGTTTGTCTCGTCAATCTCAATAAGAAGGTTGCCAGATAGAGCGGCATTGTCCACACTCATTCTCATAAAACCGTTCATTAACAACTGGGTATCCATCATGTTCTCAGCCACACCAATGCCAAAAAGGCCGTAGGGGTTAAGCTCATAAGGCACTGCACAGTACGGAATACGGGTAGGTGTGAAAGGATTAAGAACTAGACGCAGGATTTGGCCGTTACAGATCCAAGCATTAACCTCAATCTGGTCAAGGTCTTTTAATTCTTTAGGAATATCTACTTCAGCAGCATCCGCTAACGCAGAATCCAGTATTCCCCAGTACTCTAGTACCTCATATCGCTCAATAGTGCCTGTTTGGGTGTGATCTTCTAGTGCATCTTCCCAATACTCACGAGCATAGTCAGGGCCAAATTCAACCGCTAATTCAATGCTTTCTTCCCTAAAATGGGGTCTTTTCTTTAGATTACGCAGTTGTGTACGGCTTAAACGGTGTCTTTGTATGGTAAACTCAGCATCATCCATAGATCTAGCATCTGGGTCTGGGTACATGTCCCATATACTGACGTATTCAAGCTTTGGAATGGTTTCAAACAGAGGATCGTAGTTACCTTCTGCGTCCCAGCGAGGATATTCCTTATCCTGGGCGAATGGCCCCTTAATAATACCTGTACCAAACAAGGCGCACTCAAATGCTGCGGATCGAAGGTGCTTATCAGCGTTGGTTTGCTCCAACTGGTCGTGCATCTTCTTTTCCATAAGCTGTGCTGCACGTTTAGCAGGCTCATAGGTGATGGAACCAGGGTTTGTACCCGCACCAGCCTCTAGATCGTCCTTAATAGGCTCTAACCTGTCTTTATACAGGCCAAGCTCTTTAGCGATATCAGGACGTACAATATTACGGGGTACTTTATAGTCCACACCCGTCTGTTCTTTAACTTTTTCTTCAGTAAGGCCGTTTGGATCAAAGCTTACGTTATCTGCCACGTTATTAGGGTAGCGCCGTGCCTCAACACCAATCGGAAACTTAGCTCCAGCAAACAATACGTCAGTCATCTGGGCATATGCAGCCAAAACCTTAGTCTTTGTGATCTTAACGAATGCCTGGGACTTCTCAGTGTCAGTAAATTGTACTTCAGGGCCGTATATACCACGATAATTGCGGTAAGCGCCTAGCCAGCGGGTTTCTTCGTTTAAACGGTGATCTTTGGAACGCCTATACTGTCCAAGAACGTAAGCAGATAGTCCAGCATACTCATTATTCTCCTTTTCAACATCACCGTCTTCATCCAGCGCAATCACATTTGATGCTTCAGCAGAGTCTTCAGGGTCGAAACCAGTAGGTTTGTCCATTAATGCCATATTTTAATATCCAAAAGTTGAATCTGCAGGTTGCCAACGCTGTTGTGGGACGCCTCTACCCCGATCAAAGGGCGAAAACGCACGAGGGCGGCTTGATACGCCGTAGCGCAGGCTGTCGTAGGTGTGGTCAGATGCATATCTTTGATCAATATCGTCAGTGCCTTTCGGGCAGGAAGGTATAACAGGAAGATCCGATATTATCTGTCGGCAAGTATCGAAGAAAACGATCCCCGGCATATCCGTATCCTCATCTACCTTCAGTCTTTGGTGGACTTGGTTCTTACCGGCTACCCGTGAGCCAGAAGATCGATCACTAGGACGCCACTTGCAGCCCATGATGATCATCTCTTCTGCTATGCTGGGGCCGATCTGCCCTCGTTGATGCCAACAAGAACTGTCTAGTATCCCAAACTTAATACTATCGCCTTCTTCCGCATCTAGTACCGCACGACCAAGGTCTTTGCCGGTGTGCTTAGATACATATAACTCACGGTAGACGATGAGTGTCTCATAAGCAGGATCTATGGCGTACCAGTGTACCGCAGAGTAAGAGCTATACCCGTAGTCGGCTGATCTAAACTTCACCCAGCCAGCAGGTATATCAAAAGGCTCCACAACATGTACCGAAGGCTTAAACTCTGAGAAGGCTGCACCTTCTGCGACACTCCAATCACCGTCTAGTAGCTGTCGGCGCTGGGCCTCTGGTAAGGATAGAAGGTTGGCTTCGTATTGCCCGTCATCATGTAGGTAAGGATTATCTTTAAGAGTTGCAGGGATAAACCTACGGCTGAATAAAGACTGCCCTGCCTTCTCGTGCTTATCAGGATATCTTAGAACCTCACCCGTTTCGATGTCTGTAGCTTCAAAAGCCTTGCCTGGTGGGGCAGGGTCAATAAAAGCCTTACGGACCCAAGCGTGTCCTGGTCCACCAGGGTTAGATGTTGCCCGAAGAAATATAGGTAGGTCGGGATCAGTGGTACGAAGTCTTGATCTAAGATATTGCCAAGAGAAGGGAGTGGCATACTGGGTTAACTCATCGATAGCTATGTAGCTAAACGACTGACCCTGGTATCGCATCACATCATCGTCACGCTCTAGGTAGGTCATCCATAATCTGGCCCCTGACGGGAATATCCACTGGCTTTTCTTCTCCTGCCATTTCGCTCCTGGGTACGCTTTCGGATAGAGTTCCTGTGATTTGAAAACCAATTCCCGCAGTTCATCGTTTGTGCGGCGAAGGATGAGTCCACTGAATGCAGCATTTGAAAAATAGCGCAGGGGATCTGCAAGTAGCGCAAAGCTTTTTCCTGATCCCGCACTTCCACCGTATAGCACTTCTCTTTCGGGTGCAGCGAGAAACTCCGTTTGCGGCCCAGGGTTGGGGGCGAATATAACTTCTTGTGTCTTTGCCTGTGTTTCAACCGCTGAGAAATCCAGTGAGTTACTAAGTTTATTTTGTGACGATTTATCATCGTAAGCTGAAAGCTTCTTAGTCATCAAAGTCTGAACTCTTTTAGCGTCAGACCTTTTGCGCTTAACAGCAGCAATGGTTTTATCTTTTTTAGTCTTAGGCTTCTTAGCCTTGTTGGCTTTAGCCATCGCCTTAATACGAGTGCTATCAGGGCGCTGGGCTTTCCAGATCATTATCACACCTTGGTGCGAAATCTTTCTACCAGCTTTATCACTTAACCATGCAGCCGTCTTACGAGTGCTATGCCCTTGCTCCAGATAGTCCAGCGCCTCTTCAATCAGAGGGATGATGTCCATATCAGGATCTAGAACAAGCGGATCATCTTCGTTGACTTTGTAGCCATAAGGCATCCGTGCTGTGGCGTTAGGGCGAGTTCTGCTATCCCACGTCATCGACAGATTTCGGTGGAAGGATAAAGATGCCGCCACTCGTACTGCTGACCTCAACTTGTTCCTTTTTAACTAGGCCAGTACGATCAAGGATTTCACGGGCTGCAGCAATAGAGTTCCGTGCGCCCATAGCGCCAGGATCATCCAGTACATCAATAATGCCAAAAGCTGCTTTAGGTGCATTGATAGCAAGCATTAAGCTGGCACGGTCTATAATCTCCTCACGAAGGTTCTTAACAACCTCACCGCTTTTGGTGGTCTTAGCATAACCCGCTACATCCATAGCCTTACGGACGTTACCTCTGGCTTCACCCAACAGGGCTTCCAGAAAGGCTAACTGCTTTTCGCTATATGTTTTAGCTTCATCTATCATAGCTATTTTTTCTTCTCATTTTTCTTAGCAAGAGTATGAGCAGCCTTAAAAGATTTACCAGCTACCATAGCTGTACGCATATCTTTCATATGCTTCGCACTATGATGTTTCTTATGCTCTTTCATCGTAGCTTCTTGAGCCTTGGTCAGTGCTGCCATTATGTTTTAGCCTTCTTCTTTTTAGCTTTATTCTTTTTGGAATTAGGGAAGCCAGCCTTCATATCCGCATAAGCTTTAGGGCTTACCGTGGAGTCTTTCTTAGTCCG